CTGAAGTATCCTCTGGTAGCAAACGGAATGATACTTCAAACATTGAAGCCTCATCACGCTTTGCTGAAACTGTTACGTTTTCAATTGACAAAGCACGGTATGCTGTGTAGACACGCTCCACAAATGGAGAATCTACGCAATCACCTGTTCCAGGTCCTACTGCAACAATTCCACGCTCTACTGGACATTCACCGATATCTCCTGCAGATAAGTTCAAAGACTTGCCTGTGTGAGTGTTGACGGATCCAGTCATTTCAGTATCGCTAAATGCTAGAGCCAAGAGAAGGTTCTCAAGGGTAGCTTCAGCAAAGGCAGTTGCAAGATTAACTTGCATACCTTGCTTATAAAGCTTAGCAACGTCAAGAATTTGGTCAACCTGAACTTCACCGAAGTCTGGTTGGAACTGCATTTCTAGACCGTTCATGGTGTAACCTACGTTAGTATATGTTGCATCATCTGAGAGTGTTTCTCTGAATGATACTTCAGTGCTAAAAGACTCCAATGTATTTGGAGTTAGGGTTGTATCTGCAACAAAAAGTGCTGCTGCACCAACGATAATGTTGGATGATGTTCCACGACTATATGCCATTTATTCACCTCTTTCTGTAAAAATAGATATTAAGTTTTGGCGCTTGTTTCCTCAAACTAATTATAACACCATTTTATGTATATCTAGCGCTGACCGCATCTGTAGTGTGGTAGTCATACTCAATAACTAGCTTATTAAGGAATAGTGTCCTAGCTGAGGCCAATTCTGCTATATCTCTTGACTCATCTGCTTGGTAAACCTTGGTATTGTGAAAATATACGTTGGGGGTAATAACATTGCCAGATTCATCTAAAATATCATTTGATGCAATCCAGGAATTCATATCTTGGGCTGAAGAGTCTTCTCTATCGAGGCACTCAATAATTACACGAGTTACATCAAAAAGGTTACTAAGATCTGGGGCATATATAAAATATACTAGTTGCTCACGCTTGTGCCTATAGAAAGCGTTTGGTCTAAATCTAATTAATCTATCAAACATAATTACAGTGGCGTTAGGGTTATTTCTAATATATACACTATCGTTATAAATGTCTTCTATATTTATTGGACTTTGTGCAGGGAAAAATGGTTGGAATGGGTTAGGCCCATCCGGAACCAATCCAAACTCTTGAAGCTCACTATTTACAAAAGCATTAAGAAAAGTTGGGGGAAAGCCAGTATTTAAATTAACATTAGAAGCCATAGGACTATTCTACACCAATCTTTGCATTAATAATCCATTTATACCCAGTATCAATTCCCTTAGATCTTCCTAATCTGGAACCTGCTTTAACATTTTTCTTAAATACTGTGGGTCTACTAATATAGTCATAAATGCCACTAGCCCTAAGAAATGATTGTTTAAAATATCTTAGCATAAATTCATCCATAATGTTTTCAAAAGATCCTTGAACATATTCTCCTCCAGGATTTCTAACAGTCACCGATCTTTTTGTAAATACGGTTTTTCCACCTTCAGTAAATACCAACACTGATGATTTTTTAGGTGTTATAGTTACTGGAATTCCTTCTTCCATAATTTTTGCTTTATTATAAAATGGTGTATTAGAGTCTTCCTGAAGACTTTTAGATTGTCTAAATGTGGACTTAATGCTTAATCCTAAATTGCTAACTGTATAATCTAAATCAAAAAGTCTTGCTTGAGGACTTCCAGTTTGATACCATTCATAAACGTGATGTAATGCTTGTGGATTTCCTCTTGCAGAAACATCTATGTAAGCCCCCATTGCCTGAATAACTCCCTGACCAAGATTTTTTAAAAATAGAGTTTTTCCTTTTTGCACTCCATCTAAAAACCCAAAAGAATAGTTAACAATATTATTTATCTGTTTTTCAAATTGTTTTGTATTAGTTCTTGTTATCATTAGTCACTCACTGTTTGATTCTCTGTTCTACGCCAGAGCATCTTAAAATATTCTACTGATCCAAAAGGTCCAGTAAATGGCTCTACCGTTGCCATTTCATATATTGTTCCTTTTCCAGATCTAGGTCCTGCTGTTTCTTTGTAAATCATCTCGTCGTGAGCATTACGAATATTAGTTACTAAAATATTGGTTATGGCATTTTCAGAATTATTAGAGGATATTCTTGGATCAGACTTAGTCCTAGCAATAAGTTTATTTTCATATTGAAGAAATGTTTCTGGTTTAATATCTTCAGTTCCTGCACCGCCAACGCTTGTAGCATTACAAATTATTGTTCTATCAAAAACCCAAGTTTTAGTTGCTTGTCCATATTGTGTTTGATTAATAATTGGATAATATATATCAGCCTTCATTGGATACATAAAGTCTGTTTGTAGACAAGAATCCACTATAATACTCCTGGACGGATAATCGTTTCTACATATTTATTTAATATTTTATCTACCAAAAGATTTCCAGTTCCTTCAATCATTCTTTTATCATACTCAATTTTGAATTGATCTGTTGAATAATTTTTAACATAACGCTTATAATAGTCTAATCTACCGCATTTAATATCTTCAATTAACAATTTTGTTGCATCTACAATATCTATTGGAACTACCTTATAGCCAGTTTCCAGCAAAAAGATACAATCAAGTCCTTCTGAAAATGCTGCTGATGGAAAAATAGTTTGAACATTTCCACTATCTTCGGTATCAAATAAACTAATAGAGTCTGAAGGGGCTACGGGTATGCTTGGATATTTTCTTTCTGCACGACTTAAGGAATCAACAAATGCTATTGGATCTTTTGTAATTGCACTTTTATCTTTAGTAATAAGGTAGTTATATTCTTTTAATGCTGGACCATTTACGGTGTCACTAAGGTCATAAACCAGCTCTGCATTTTCATATGCTTTTAAAATTTTATGTGTTCTTTTCCAAAGCGGTATGTAGTCAGTTCCTTGTCCAACAACTTCTAAGTATGTTCTATTATAATAAAATCCACCAGTAATAGAATCAATTATCATTCTTGCTAAATTTTCATATTCTGTGTAAGCAGTAATATCTGTAGCTGTTCCAGAAGTAGCAAGTGTTGCTGGATTTACGTATGGTCTAACAATTTCTAGATTATCCTCAACTACAACATCTCCACGCACAAGGTCTGCTCCAGATGATCCAGCATCTTCGTAAATGCTTAAAGCATAGGATTTATCATATTTAACAAAATCTCCAGTTAGCGAATAAACAATTTCTGAGTTTCCCGTTGAAATAATAGACTCTTCTGTTTCAGTCTGTTCTGCAACATCTTCAATAACAATAATGTAGTCTGTGTTTGCATCTGGAACGGTATATGTAACGGATAATGGGTATGGGGGAATACGAAGAATTGTTGACATAATTATTTACCGTAGTATGAGGATAACTCTTCAGGTGGTGCAATTCTAACCAACCTGTGTGTTAACCACTTTTCAGATGCCTCCTTTGAAACTATGTTGTAACCTACTTTTAAAGCCCCTAGATTGTCCATATGTAGGTTTCTTTCTGAATACAGGGCTACCTTATTAACCAAAGTTTTTACTTTTTCTACTTTTTCTACTTCTTCTTTTGGCTCTGGTGGAATCCAACTAGCCAAGATTTCTAAAATTTCAAGTTTAGTATTTGCTTCAAATAATTCTATATTATTTTTTTTAGCATAAGATTTTAAAGACATTACAGTTTTTGTTGATAACTCTTCTATTGTTAGATTCATAATTCTCCAATGCTTATTTGTAATTATACCAGAAAAGAATAAAGCGGGTAGTTTTTACGCTACCCGCCCTATTATTTATTGGTTAAATCTTAGGAATCAGCACTATCTGAGTCGACATAAGCGACTGCATCTAGCTCTTCCCATTGAATACCAAAGCGAACGAATACTGTGTATTCGATTGTGTCCTTCTTTGCACGATATTCACGATTTACTGTGATATCACGTTGGAAGCCCCATACACGGTTCTGAGGGAATGTCAAGTCGACATATCCTGCAGGGTAATAAGGAACCTCAAGAACATCTACACCAAGCACACGGGTTGTGCGTGAGTTGCCAGTAGTCTGTGCACCACCATCAAGGAATGCTTGACGATTTGCTTCAGTGCTTCCTGGACGGTTAGCAAATGCTTCTGCAACTGCGTCAGCTAGTGTTCCGTTGTTACGGACAATACCAGCGAATGCATCAGTTCCTGCATAAAACTTAAGGTTTGACTTAAGTGCACGATACTTGCGTGGCATTGCTAAAAGCAAGCCTTGCATTACTGATGTTGTGTAGTTGTTGTCTGAAATTGTTGCAGCATATTCGTGTGCGTCGTTACCGACTGTTCCACGAGTTTGCTTTACGAATCCAGGCATAATGGAAAGGAAGGCATCTCCGCCTGATCCTAGACCATTGATAGCAAGATCTTCAATATCGTTAGCAAATGCATTTGTCATCAAGCGAACTAGATGATCTTCAAGTGCTCCGCCTTCAATATTGTCTTCAAGTGCTTCAGTTGATACTTCCCAGTCAAGACGAATCTTTTTGGTAGTTAGTTCAACCTTTGAGAATGTTGCGCCAATGTTTGTATAATCTGGTGCGCCTTGTGCAGCTGCACGGATTACACGCTCTCCAACGTTGACCTTTTCGATCTCCATTGTGTTTGCTCTCATTGTAACTCTACGTCCATCTTTGGCGAGAACTGTTGCATCCCACACATAGTCGATGAAGCGACGAGCCTGCTCTGGTGCTAGAATACCACCAGCCACGCCTGTTGGGTTTACTGCATTTGCTCCAGATGTTGATCCGAATGCTGCAGTTGCTGTGTTACCGAGTTGTGATCCTACAGACTGTGCTGCAGAGTCCAAACCAGTTGCACTACCAACACCACCAGATACGAAACCGCCTTGAGAGTTAATCTCATTGCCTGCTCCGCCTGATCCAGGGTAATTTTTTTCTAGATTGTTATTTTGTTCCGACATATTGTTCACCTCCTAGTGATTGTATATCTTAGTTAAATAGGTCGGTTGATTTGAGGAAACGACCGCCCCATAGGGATTTCTGAACCTTTACAGGTTCAAACTGCACGATCTCGCCTAGATCGCCAGACTTGCGGAAAGCTGTATCTTGCTCTACGGCATCTACTCGCTTACCAAACTCATTAAAGACACCCTTAACATCGTTAACTTCTCCAGATACGGCCTTAACCTCACTAGATACAGTGTCAATAGATTTACTTAGTGCAGCAATTTGGTCATGTAGTGACTTTACTGTTGCTGCAAGATCGCCAAAGGCATTTGTAAGAGAATTCTTAATGTCAGCAACTGCCTCAACAATTACATCATCAGACTTGGTTACATCATTTACATCTGCAACCTTTTCTCCCTCTTCTGATTTTTCAATAGAAGAATTTGCACTACCATCGACTGAATTTTCTGCATCTGTAGCTTTTGCTACTAATGCCTCATCAACGACTGCAGAAGTTTTAATAACTTCTACTGGTTGTGCCTCTGGAGCGACCTCAACATTTTCAACGTGATTATCTTTTTGGATATCTTGCGCTGCTTCTGTCATAGGACTAACCTCCTTTGTAATCTTAATTGTGCTAATGCCTTTGGCACTATCAACTAAGAACTTTATCATGTTTACTTTTTCATTATCATTTTTTTCAACAAACCCTATATTTTGCATTTGCTTTTGTGTTATTGGATGCATTGCTGTTTCGGAATCTGAAATCATTACCAATCCTGTTTCTGCATCATAAAAAATATTTTCTGTTTCAATCTTTGAAAGCATTCCCTCAATTACATTGTGGCCATCTTTCTTTTCTATAGAAACAATGTTGGCAAATTGATTTGCTGGAGAATCTACAAGAGATAGTTCAAACAAATCATACTCTTTAATAACACGAATGGTTTTATCCATTTCTTTATCAAATGCGTCATCCCAAGTTTTAATGTTTCCCCCAATTGAAAACCCTGTGTATGTTCCATCCAATACCTTTTCCCAGGCATTTTGAGCACCTTTTGAAACGTATGCAGATACATAAACTCCACTATAAAACTTTTTATCATTTGGATCAAAATATCTATCTTCTTTAAATGAAACTATTTTTCCAACTGCTGATGGCTGATGCATTTCTCTTAGGTTTCCACGGAAATTTTTAAATGCATTTACGCTAGACTCTGTAGTTACAATATCTCCTTGCTTATCAATATTGTCAAGAGTAGCAAAACCTGACACCATACGGCGCTCAATATCAACCTTTCCAATAGGCATAGATATGCGAACGTTATCGCCTTCGGTTACCCAATGGGCTTTATTTATAATCATAGCTTTTCTATTATACCAAACATTTTAAACATTATCTCAATTATTGAGATGATCTCCCCTCACCTTGGGCATTTCGTCCAGAAACAGTTGTAGGAGAGTCTGAATTATTATTTGTTCTTTCAGAATTGCGTTGTCTGTTTCCCGCAAAATTTGCTGCTGCATCAGTTGCCTGACGTGATGACATTACAAAAGGCTCATCTCCATCTGCTCTTTGTGGAAGATCAAGCTTTATTCGAGCCTCATTTGGAGTCATAACTTGAGTTTTTACATAACGCTCAAGAATTTGAGATTGGGCAATTTCATCAGTAAGAGTAAATTCGTTAAACTTAAGTTCAAGAATGTCTGTTTTTTCTTTAATAATTTTATTCACTACCTTAGCAATATGGTTTTGAGCTGGACGACAAACCTGCTCTTTAAATGTTCTATCTTGTGAAATAGCTGCTGCAACACCAGAGCTTTCAGATCCACCAATTTTAGACATAGGCATTTGATGGGCAATAAAAATATCGTCACGATTTTGTTTACGATATTCTTTAAAAGATCCATCTTGAATGCCATTTTCAACAGCTTCCATTTTAAACTCAACTTTATTTTGATCTGTATCCCCAGGAAGAGGGATGTATAGAGTTCTATGTGACTGAGACTTTAAACCAGTTTGTAGGAATCTAAACATCTTGTCTTCTCCATCAGAAGACAATTTAGCACCCTTTAGGGTTACAACATATCTTGGGACAGCTTTATTTTCAAAATAGTCAATGTTATATTGTGATGCAAGTTGATCTCCAATAAGAGATGGCAAGGCAGCAATAATATCTGGAATTCCATAATACGTGTTTAGTGGAGAATATTCTTTATAGTGAATAATTTCGTTTGGACGTGCATCAGCTGTCATTGGGTTTTTATTTTTAGCCCCAAAATTTCTAAAATAAACTACAGAGTTTCCAATAATTTGAACGAATCCATCGTGAAGGCGACGCACACGGACCGTGGTTGCTGGAATGTGGCCAAGGTATCCTATTTCTCCAGTTACCGTTCTTCCTATTTCTAAAAATCCATTTCCTGTAGCTTGAACATCTGTGTAAAACTTTTCCATTGTTTTTGTAAATGAGTCATCATCATTAAGGTTTTCAACCCAATCCTTAAGTTCAAGTTTCATTCTTTCGATTCTACGACGAGCTCGGTCAACTGCTGCTTGATCATCATTCATTTCAAACCTAAGCATTGTTTTATCTGCAACTTCAAATGAGTATCCAAGACCAACTACATTTTCTACCTTTGCATCAATAGCAGCATGATTAGCAAAAGAGGTATCATAAAAGTTAGCTAACTCATACATATTGTATGGTGGAGTAATTACATCAAACAACCCATATCCATTACGATATACAGTTCCAGGGTTAATGGCTTTTGATGAAGCATCTACGCCCGAAGGTGTTGCATTGGCTGAATCTAAGTATGCATTAGTTGCAGCGTTAATTGCTTTTGTTACATTCCGTGCAGTTTTTCTACGAAAATTTTGATCAAGTCCAGAATAGTCTTTTAAGTTTTCCCAAGACTTATTAAAAGGATCTTGAGAAGCAAAAATATTTTCATCTTTTTCTTGAGTGTTTAGTCCAACACTTACATATTCGTTACTCATCGCTACCATACTTATCATAGGTTTGTCGTGCTGCTACCCAAGCTCCATGATCATTCATAGATGGGATTAAGCCACTTTTCATTCTATCTAGTTGTTCTGAATACTCTTCTTCGCTAATTCTGGTGAGTCCTGGAACAAAAACACATTTTCCTTCACCATCATCTCCGTAGTGAAGGGCTACCTTTTTTAGCTCTGAAATTTTTGATATATCTCCACGCTCTGATGGAATGTTTAAAACACTACCACTTCCATCAGTAAACCAATTTCCATCAGACTTTTTATACACATAAAGACCCCAATTGTAGTCTTTTTCAATTACTTTGCGTCGGACATTGCCAACTTTTTTAAGAATTTCATTATCCATAACCACAAGTATAGCATATTAGACAGGGACACTGACAGATGTCTGCCAAATTGTATCTGCATATATTTTTACCCTATCTGCATCAAAAATCATTCCTTCTGAATCATCAATAATAATTTTATTAGTTCCAAGGTAAGTCTTATAAACTGAGTCTGGGCTTACTCCATATAGGTTAGACGTTCCAATAACTAAAACGCCCTGCCAAGTGAAATTATTTATCCAGTATTGCCAATTAAGGTTGGATATGCCATCATTTTTAACTTTTAGCCAAGGCCTAGTTAATGCGCTCTGGACCTGTTGTAGGTTGTTAGCTTGATAATATCCAACATTATTAAATAGCATTGGGCCAGTTAGGTTAATTCCTCCAAGATACAAGTCAAAATTTAATGCATTTGAAAATGCTATTCCAAGAACTCCCCATTCTTTTATTGTTATAACTGGCTCTTTAACCAACAGACCGTTCCAAAAATACGATAATCCATCTACATCTAGCCCAGTGCTTTGACTTTTTGCATAAACTCTTGCCCTGTTTCCTTTTTGACTATCCGCAACCATGTAAAATTTAATAGTATCGTTTTTATAATTAATTTCAAATATTTCGGTAGGAACTAGTGGGAAATTTTCTTCATCATACCTCATCCAAAGCTGTGTAGCACTAACACGATAGCTTGAAGATAATTCTTGATTTATAGGAACAGCAATTCCACGATTTATTTGTTTATCAAATTCACCACGAACCTGTATTCCAGTTTTTCTATCTAAATACAAATAGGGAGTGCTTCCCTTATATATGCTAAATGGATTTTTAGATTTATAGTCAAAATATATTCCAGATCTTTTATATGGAAATAGGTTAAGTCCAAAACGAGTTCCAATTGAATTAAAAGAATTTTCGCTTAATGCTTGAGATGCAAACTCTAATTTATTAAGCTTTATTGGCTTTGTCAATGTGTTCCTTAAATTAAATTCCAAATTAAATACAACAGCCAAGTCATTAAAGTCAACAGATTTTGTAGGATATATTAGTGTGTTGTCGATAATTTCAAATCTAGTATTTGCCCATGCTGGATGGTCATCCATGTCTATTATTTTGTTGCTTTTTGGTGTTTCATTTATAGTAAAAGAATCTTGTAATGCATTTGCTCCCGCATCAATATATTGAAATGTTAAATAACTTCTAATTGAGGCATTGGTTGTGTCATACTGATAAAACTTTTCAGATTTTTCTAACATATCTTGATAATCTGACCAACCAGTGTAAAGAATGTTTCCTAGCTGCTCATATGTTCTTTGAACTGGGTTTTTGTATTCATTCTTTAAATCAGAATATGTCCAGCTTTCTGCAATAGACTCAACCTCTAAAACCTTATCTGGTGATGGATATCCAATATTAAATTGTAAAAAGTCTAGATCATAGAACTCATTTCCAACATCATTGGCTACAAATTGTGCAAAATATGATAGTGGCAAATAGTCTTGCCAGTATCCAGAAACACCAATATCTAAAAAGAATTTATCATATGCCTCAACTGGTAGAAGCGTATAGCTTGCTGTGTGGTCTATAAGAGCAATGGCGTTTGTTTCTTCTATTGCCCCGCTTTCTGACAAATCATCAAATTTAACAATTCCAAGTTCATTAAAATAATTTGATATTGATTTATGGTTAAGGTCTGTTGCAAATCCTAAAGAGTATATTTTGCCAGAAAATGAATTTTCTAACTCTTCGTCCCCTGCAACATAAATTTTTAAGCCGTTTATATTACCAAAAAAAGCTGAAACATTTCCTCCAAAATGATTTGTCAAATCATCTATATTAATGCCAACTGCAAAAAGTTGATCAGACTCAACTGTTTCTGTTGTGTATAAAGTTTCTTCTATTCCATTATAGTTTAGGATATATTGAATTATGTTTCCATTAAATTTTATAACAAAAAAGTCATTAGTAGAAGGATTGTATATTTTTATTAATGTTTGAGCAAATCCATCTGCAAGTGCACTACCGCCATCATATACTTCTGACCAAGTTAAGGTATTGTAATATTCTGCGTCAGCCAATGACGTTTGAGCAGAGTTATATAGTCCTCCATCAATTAACAAAACGCTACTACTAAATACCCCATATATAGATTTAACCCTATTATTTAAAATGTTTAAGCTTGGAAAATTAAAATAAGTTCCCAGTCCAGACCAGGTTTCATTTGGTCTAAACGTGACAAATTTATATGGAACTGTAAGACCCGAAGAAACATCTTGAATTTCTTGATTATCTAAATAAAAACTATTTAATGTTTTTGATCCTAAAGAAATTTCAGGCAATGAATATTCTGGTGTTGTTAGCGATGTTGAAGTTGTAACGAGATTATCAAAAGATCCCTGTTGCCATTGTGCAAAAGATGGATAGTTGTAATTTGATGTATAGTCTGCAAACGGATAATCTATAAAGGCAGAAGATCCTCCGTATGCTGAGTTAATACCTTCGGGAGAAAGAACCCCTTGTCCGTAAACCCACCTCCTTTTAGCAACAATAGTTGGAACTTGATATGAATATATTGCAACACAGTCTATCTCTACTGGAGACACATCTTCATAAGCATAGAAACCAAGCCAGTCTTGTGAATCTCCATTAATAAATTCTGAAGGCAAATCCATACCATCTGTATCAATTGTAATAGATACAACTTCTTCACCATTTAATATCATCGTTGCAGAATTACTAATTACTCTAATTTGAATAAGCATTGGCCTTACCCATTCACCAACAAAATGTGAAGCAAAGCTATTTCCAATAACTAAAGTTAGAAAACCAGATTCCACATATAAGCCATTAGCTCCAGCAATTGGTCCAAATATTCTTTTAGGCTCTGCGGTGTTTGAATTTATTCTTGCCCAAAATTCTACTGTATACTCTTTATACCTTCCAACTTCATTTAAAAATCCTTTGCCAGGAATTATCAAAGAAGGATTTTGTGATGTGTTTGGTATTAACTTTGTAACTCCAGATGCACCATAAACTAAAGGAATGCTAGTATTTCTTGCAAGCAAGGCATTATTATTTACTATGTAATATCCCTGGTTTGAAGAAAGTCCATAAGCTGCTGCCGGAACAACTTTGTCTGTTGTATTTATAGCTATTTCAGATGGAAATACCTGTGGGGTTACACCAAGCGATGTTGTATTAAACTCTTCTGACCATTGGCCCAGAGTAATACCATTTAAATAAAACTGATAATCTGTTGCATTAGAACCGCCAGATAAATATCCTACTTTAACCACTATTCGTAAATTTGTATATTCGTTTGGAATTTCAAAAGATTTTGAAACAAAACCCCAGCTTTGAAATAAGGTTGTTTCAAAAGTTTCTAATTTTTGAATAATTAGTGACGTAGTGGTGTCTGTATACTCATACCCAACTGATATTGATTTAGTATATGCACTGTTTGAATATAAATATAAACCAACAGAAAATGTTCCAAATTCTGAGTTTAAATCTAAAAAATTAACAAGATCTGGACTAATGCAAACTATTTCACCTTCAGATCCAACTGGAACATTTCCTTCTAATAACGTTGTTGTGCTATCTAAAAATGGCTCTGAGCCTATGGTTGATTCTGTTGCTGTTCCGCCAGTAGTAAACCATTGACTTTCTATATCTCGCTGGCTTTCTGAAATAAGACTAACATAGTCGGATTGGTCGTCTAATGCCCAAAGCACCAGGGGATGCTCTGCGTATATTTTTTCTGCATAAAGATTTGATGGGTTAGACATGATAACCCTATTATAGCAGGATGGGGATTAATATAATTTAATCTCGCAGGCATCTGTAGAGCAATAAGATTCTCCCTCAGCCTCAAGATTTTCTACTCCATCATAAATAGCAGACCAATCAATTTTACCAATTTTACCCACATGAGAATTATATTCTTCACGAGTAATTTCGGTATAAGGTTGTTGAGGATAAGTCTTATTTCCCATGGGAAGGAATGAGACTGCCTTTAGCTGTCCTTCATACATATTGAGGGCTGGAGCAATAAACTTTGTTTCTTCTTGTTTATCAAATGAAAGTGTTACAGAAACACCATTATCTGACCAGTATTTTTGAGCAGTTGCTGCTAAACCAATTTTTTCAAATAAGCTAACTTCTTTTTCAGAACGCTTGTGTCCTGATGCTATTGGAAAATATACTACTGAAGTATTTGCTGAGACTAGATCATCTTCAATTTTATATCCCGCTGCTTTAAATAAATGTAGCATAGGATCTGTATTACCAAAACGAATAGCACGAAGGTAAAACTCACCACCAGGGCCCCAGTGAACTCCAGGAGTAGCACCAGAAAGAAGTGATACAGAGCCTGATGGCTTAACTGTTGTTACACGAATTGATTCACGAACACATAACCACTCAGAATACTCATGGTCATAGTGACGAATCTTTTGATATCCCTCATCCATCCATTCACGAACAGCTGGAAGTCCATTCTCATCTGCAAATGATGCAATGCCAGTAAGAGATGTTCCAATTCTGCGGTTACGTTGCATAATACCGTTTGTTTGTTGCCAATGTGTTGGAAGAAGAGTTACAGTCTTACCGTATAGGTAGGCAAACTTTAATGTCTTAAGAAAGTCTTCTTTAGATTCATGGCGATTTAAATGCACTTCTACAAGTGTGCATAATTCATATGACTCTAGCGGTTGCTCTGCACAAGGATTAAACCCCATAACTCTAGAATCTTTTCCATCTGCAGGATCTGCAAGACGACCAAAATTTCTAGCTACATCAAGCCAAATAAAACCTGGCTCACCATTATCTGAAATTAAATCTACATAATCTTCATACTTTGTTCCAACCTCAGCAGCAATAGAGTTGTTACTCATCCAAGCCCATCCTGGTTTTTCTGAATCATAAGAATTTCTTTCTGGAAATGCTTCTGGATTTTTAAGATTAATAAATGTTTCATCTCCCGAGGCTCCAAGGGCAAGAGTAGCAGACCTACGAACATTTCCTGAAACAACACAGGTTCCAATAAGATTAACTATATCAACAATAGCCCTAGAATCAAGCGTCTCTCCAGCTCTAGAGCCAATAACATGATTTATCCTGTCATGTAGCGCAATAAGTGGTGCTGGACCGCTAGCAACGCCACCAAAGCCTTTAATTGGTGCTCCTAGTGGACGGATAAGGTCATAGTTAAACTTTTGAATAGATTGGTTTGGACGAAGATATGAGTTTAATAGCATTCTAACTGAATCTACCCATCCTTCACGAGTATCTGGTATTTCCCAAATATTTTCTGGTTCTGTTGGTTCATAAATTGGCATATTTTTATCTTGACCAATAGTATCGAATCCTACACCTATACCTAACATTAAAGCATCCATTACCCAAGCAAAAAGGGCGCCTGGGTCATTGCGATCAATATCACGAGTAGATACCATTGCACAATTTTGAAGGGATGCAGAGTTACGCTTTTCCATAGTCATAGGAGTTCCAAATGCCCATAGTCCACGTCCTGGTGGTGTCCACTTTAGTTCAAACATTCTCTGAAAAGCTTCCTGGGCAGACTTTTGTGCCTTATTGTCGTTCCATGGTAAACGATTATCTTTAGCATGATTTTTTTGAACCGAATACATGCCTTCAATTACACGACGACAAACTTCGTGCCAGCGTTCTTTTGTTCCGTCTTCTTTCATTCTAGAATACGTCCTAATGAAGGTAATTTCCCCCAAAGAGTTAGACCCTGCATCTGAAAAACCAAAAGGTGCTGGGGTTAGTGAGTATTTTGTTACAAAATCCTCTGATAGACGAAATGAAAATACGCTTTCTGACATTTATTATTTACCCTTCATAGAAAAATTAACCAGTGCTTCCTATTTTACGAAGCAGTCTAAAGTATATCATAAGTTTAAAAATAAAAACACGCTTATTTAAAAGAGATAAAGGTTTTCTTTAGGGTTAGAGCTTTATGATTTTTGTGTCTCTGGTATTGTTTTTGGGGTGGGGTATAGGACAAAAAACAAACAAATGAATTCAAGATTTCTTAAACTGTGATATAATAAAATCATGTTTACAGATAACCCTAATATAACAAAGCTAGATGAAAAAATATTTTTATATAAAAATTTCATTCCTAGAGAAAAGGTAAATGAAATCAATGAGTATATATTTAAAAAGGTATCTGTTAGTCACTATTTTGACGAAATTCAATTTGGACTAACACCAGCTACTTTTGAGCTACATGAAGTATGGGAAAGCATTTCAGAGCTGCTTTATCCCGAGTATGTCATACACCCAATACTAAGTCTTTTACATTTTAAAGAAGATAAAGAAATGCTTCCACATTGTGATAGTCCTGGAGAAGGAAATCATGAATCATTGACCGTCCCAGACCTTTGGGCAACATGTTGCTTATTGAGTTGGGGAGCCATTGTTTATTTTGGAGATTTTACTGGTGGAGAAGTATATTATCCTAAACAAGGAATAGAAATTGCAGTAGAGCCTGGTGATCTTGTAATTCATGGTGCGCTTGATGATTGTCTTCATGGTGTAAAGAAAGTATTATCTGGTAACAGATATGCGTTTTCTACATTTTCTCTTCCTGCAGACAAAAATCCAGGAACTTTTAGTAACTACAAAACCCCAGAATATTATGAAGATGTAAAAAATTTAATGAGCTGGCTAACTCCATTAAAGCCTAATGAAAATATACTAAAAATGGAACTTCCAGGAACTATTTACTAAAAGTAATTTAGGCTTTTTGTTTTTTCCAAAATCCAGGAGATATGTATTTATTTCCATTTTTTATAGTATTAGAAGAATGAAAATATGGCTTTTGTGATGGAAAAATAATTATTGATCCAGCTGTAGGTTTAACTATTATGTTTTGTTCTGGAAATTCTATTTCTCCACCTTCATAGTCATCATTAATATATCCAACAACAGAAATTGTTTCTAATCCATTTTCATCATATGAATCAACATGTTTTCCCATATTAGCTCCTTTATCATATTTTGATATAGATAATGGAGATAAAAAGCCAATTTCTAAATTATTCTTTTTTGCATAATCGTAAGAGCAGGCCTTAATTGCAGTTTCAACGTCTAAAACTATTTGAACCAGATCTAGGTATAGTGGGGAATCTGAATCTGCTCTTAAAGAATCTACTACACGTTTTTGCATTCCAAAAGTATTATTTTCGTCAGGTCCCCAAGTTTTCCACCTTGTGATTAAGTATTCATTTTCTTTTTCAGGGTCAGTTAGCTCGTCAAGTTTTTCAATTCTTTCAATTAATGTCTCGTGGTTAGACATAGCTTTTTCATAATAAAAAATATTTTTTTCTAAAACCGTAAGTTTGCTATTAGTCATATTTATTTTGACCACTCCTCTTTTTGTTTTTCTTGAACTTTTCTAATACCCTTTATTTCTTCTTCCCATTTATCTTTTGTCTCTTGTGAGTATTCTGCTTCAGCATAATCCCAAAAAGCCATCATTGTATGTCTTTCTCCACTTGTTACTTCTTTTACTCCATGAATATTCTCATGACCGCCAGGAAATGAAATTAACATACCTTTCTTAGGCTTTATTTCTAATTTATGGTCTGGAAAAAATAATTCTCCACCACCAAAATCTTCATTAAGATACAGTAGGGTTACATATTTATTAATTTCAAAAGCATTTGGGGTTCCATCAAAATCTGAATTATCTGAGTGTGGGTTGGCAAATCCACCGATACCCCACTTTTGAGCGTGTGATGTGTTTGCTCTTAGCTTTCTTTCAAATACGACTTCAACATGATCTAGCATTTCTACTCTTAAATCTTTAATAAAAGTTTCTGGTAATCCATAATTCAAAAGGGTTGGGCTTGTGTCTTGTAGACCTTTTCCAGATGCACCATAAAAAGCTATAAAATCCCAGGCCTGACCTTCATTGTCAAAGTATTGGGCTAGTCCATCACACTCTTCATTTGTAAGAAAATTTTCAACATAGAAAACATCATGCTTAAAATTTTTTACCTCTATATCATTTTTGCTTTTCATTTTTATTCGCTCCTTGTATCGTTTCTATGATTTTCACATATTGGAACACTCATAAAGCTATTTTTGTAAAATCCATTTTCATAATTTTCTCGTATCCAAGAATCTTCTATGCTATCTCTATAATCTTTGGATGGTGCTGGTGGCAGAATACCCCAATATTTTGCTTGCATGGGACAGCAATAACAGCTAATAATGTCCAAAACTTTATAGCCTTCTGCATTAATAGCGTATGGCTTTAACTCTTTGTTTGTTTTCATTATTTGATTAAATGGAATTGGTTCTTTTACTATAGAATATGAAAAATCAAACATTCCAAGCCCATCCACAACACCATCTTCTTTGGCATATGGAGCCTTTAAATGATCTAAGCAAATATCAGGGTCTAGGTCTCCCCTAACATATACGTTAAACTCAATTTGTGCTGGTTTGTATTCGTCCCAAATTCTTAAAACATAATAACCATTTACCAATGCTGCAAAGCCAATCATTCCCCTAGAACCTTTATCTTCTATGTAATTACAGACTATTGATCCTGGAATAATTCCTTCAAAGTGATAAGAATGTGTTAAGTTAGGGTCCCAGTCACATGTATGTTTTTTTTCATAGGTTGTTCCCAATCCATTAAGAAGGTTTCTTGCAAGATGTTCACTTTTTAAAGGGTTAAGGGTAAAACCTTTTATTGACAGGTGGCTAACCACTTCTGATCTTTCTGTCATTCTATTTTAACTCATCTACTGTTTTGGTTTTAATTCTATACTGCATAATTTCGTCATATTTTTTTAGCCATTCTTCTTTACCATATTTTTGTTGATACTCTAAAAACTTTTCAGATGGCTTGTTTGGAATTAAATAAAAACACCTAATAAAATATTTTTCTTTTTTAGAAACATGGCCAACTGCATGGTAATATAATCCTTCTTCAGATAAAAGATCTGGATGCCCTGACGGGAAAACAACAACGTCTCCTGCTTTTGGCTTATATTTTATTTTTTCTTTTTTTCCTTTAACGGTAAATATCAACTCTCCGCCATCATAATCATCATTAAGATAAATAGCACACGTTACTGCAAACTTAGATCTATCTGAATCAAACTCATACCATTGGTAGTCGGTATGTGGAACCATGGCTAAAGGCTCTTCTGTATCATGTGGTTTAAGGTCTGAATAGTATTTACAGTATGATGGGCCCATGGTTTCCCAACTTTTATCAACAGATAGATTATACTTGTTTAGGAAGTGAGCAACACTATCTTTAAAAGCTTTTTCAATATTATCTCTATACTGTTTTTCTTCTTTGCCTTTATCAGATAAACTTATTTCATCTTCAGGCATAATTTGTCTTGTTGATGACATATATGTTCCAAAGGTTGACCACTTTTGCCAATCAAAAAATAAAGGACTTTTATCTGGATTAATTTCAGAGTCTTTTAAAATTTCTACAAAAGCTAAAGGATCTTTTATTAGGTTTTTATAAATATGAACTTTGTCAAATAAAACCTCATACTCTATTGTATCTTGAGCATCAGTCATGGCTGCCTTTCGCCAGTGTGTTTTAAAATTTCCCAAAAAAATGGACAAGTAAATCTTAAACCACTTTTTATTTCTGTTACTCCGTGTATAAAGTTTTTATCTCCTGGGAAAAAATAGGCTGCACCTCTTTTGGGTTTAAACTTAACATCTTGAAGCGGAAAGTAAAGCTCTCCACCTTCATAGTCATCATTTAAATAAAATAGACTAGATAAGTCATAGTGTGGAAAATCGTTTGGCAGTCCAGCATCTGGACCTTCATGGAGTTCTTTATCTGCATGAGGATTTTGAAATTGCCCAGGAAGCCATTTAACAATGCTTTGTCCTGTAGGGACTACCTTAACACTAAAAAAGTCCTCAATGATTGGTTGCAGTCTTTTAAATAGTCCTTCAATAACTGGACCAATCTTTGGATCATTTTTATCTAAAGATGATCTATTGGCAACTCTATCTTTCCAATAGTCTGAGTCGTATGTAATAGTTCCATTTTCATTTACATGGGTTTCTGAAATATCCCAAATTGTAATAGACTTAGCAGCATGTTCTAAAAAATCAATTTCATCTTTTGTCATAAAGTTTTCTAGCTCAACAATCATGCTTTTGTCATTGCCAAAAAACCCAGATGGTGTTATTGACATTTCTTTTCTTGGGTTTAAATTGCTTATTTCTATCATAATAAAATTATACCACTTTCTTTTTTGTATTTTTATTTACAAAAAGACGTAAAGCCTTGGTTTCGTGAGAGCCAAGAGTTTCTCCTTTTTCGTTTACAGCATCCCTATACCAATCAGTCCACCTACCGCTTTCGATTATGCCTCTTGCAGCGTCACCGTAAGATTTATTATTGTTATAACGAATGCTGTCTTTATCGTAATAATCAAACATCTCTATAGTTGTATTATCAATAGAAGTTAAAGATATTGGAATTATTGTTGCAATCGGATCCCCCGCCTTTATTGTAATTTCTTTATTAGCAGTTTTTACCCTGATTGCTAATGGAAAGTCGTTATCATACCAGGAGGTGCTTACTAAGTAAGACATAGTTTCAAAATCAGGATTGAAATAGTTGACTGGATTAATAACTAAAAAACTAATGTTTTTTTCTGATCTAAATACCAGTCCAGTTATAAAACTTACGGTAGATTGACCTCTTCCCGAATATGTAAAATCTTCCCCTTGTAAAATTTTAACATTTTCCGGAGAAGTATCAGTTGTTCCATTCCAAATAAACTTAACATCCTCATCGCAATACAGATTCCAGCCAACCATGTTTGCTTGGGTTACTGGAAAACACCTATAGGCATGTTTTTCTGGAGTTTCGTCCATCCAATCTCTTTTTATAGACATTGGGGATATGTCTACATGAGAATTGTTTTGTTTTTCAACTGATATGTTTAGCATCAGTCTTCGTCTGGAAGATACATTTCTCTAGTGTGAAACTTTTTATTGTAATCTAGCATAGTAACAATAGAATATTTTGTTCCAGAATGAACTGGCATAGCCCTATGTGGATACATATAATTAGAAGGAAAGATAAACAGATCTCCCGCTTCTGGCTTAGCGTTTATGTTTTGTAGCCTAAAAAATAATTCTCCACCTTCGTAGTCATCATTTACGTATGCAACCAAAGACACTGTGCAGTTGTATGAAAAACCATGATCGTGATGCTCTTGGAAATGTTGTCCTGGTCCATATTTAATAAAGTTAAACGCTTCCCAATATTTTAAAGGCATAATATTGTGATGTGCTCTATAGTCTTCTACTGCATGAAATTGTGCATCATAAACATCTTGCCATAATGATTGAAGGGCAACAGAGTCTTCATTTATATCTTTTTCAATATCAGATTTTTTAAATTTAAAATCACTACAGTCTCTATATAAAGGCATTAACTCTCTATACCCTACGAATGCTGGATTCCAACGATAAATTTTTCCATCTTTTAATGGCTCTCCCTGTGGTGCAATTTCTCCTAAAACATTTTCTAATCTATTAATAACGTCAAACTCTTTTTTTATAACATTTTTATATAAAAAGATTCCGTTACCCAGGTCTTGTTTTTCTGTCCAAGTTTGCATTTGCTACCCCTTTACTTGTATTCTCTTTTAGACCAAACTTTATTTTTATATATACCGCCGTCTGGTTGACGATAAAACGTTGCGTTATCTACAATTTTATCATAGATTTGTTTTTCATGCTGTAGTTCTATATTTTGTTCCCAGTCTTCTCTTTTAAATGGAATAATTTGCATGTATGGCGTTCCAGCAGGGATTGTTCCTTCCCATCCTTCTGGGATAAAAAATGGAAATGTTCCAAGAATTTGAACTTTATCGCAATCGACTATGCCAGTAGTGTTTAAAAATGGTAGGTCAAACCTATTCATTGGTGTCATAAAAAGGGCGCTATAGCCTTCTGGAAGCTCTAAACCCCAATCTGGATACCAGGCAAAATGTTCTTTATAATATCCATAAGGGTGGTTAAATTGTGGCATTGGAAATCTTTTTCCACAAAAATCTTGATGTTTTTCATCAGAAATAGCAACATCGATTAAGCCCTGTTGATTTTTAAAAAATGTAATATCGCATGGTGTTTTTAATATATATCCTGTTGAAAAAGCATCTAAAATAGCTGGACATGCTTTCCATGTTGGAATTTTACCGTAGTCATCAGTTGTTCCTTCTTTTGGAAACGGACATACTTCTTTTGGTGCTTTATAGTATTCTCCATTTGGCATTTTTGCAAACCTGTCTGCTTCTTTATACCATTTTGGAATTGCACTTTGGGTTGAAGAAGGCAATGACGGGCTTTTTTCATTAAGCCAAAATCTATATGATTTAAAAGTTATTATATTTTTTATTGTTTTTAAAGAATTGTTCATTTTTTATTTTTTTTCTTTAATGTTTTTTTTATCATAATACCATTGTAGCATATTGGACCTAATGTTATTTTTTTCTTTTTGGCATTTGATGATCTGAAAAAATATTACCATAAACATCACGACCTAAGTAGTAATCTCTTCCTGTTTTATTTGGCACATATTCATCTATCTCATTTCTTTTATATGCAAAATCTAAAGATGCTTGAAGCTCTTCTGTATATTCATCTTCACTTGCAATATTTTCAAAATCAACCAAATTAAAAGAATCTGCATAATATCGGGGAATTGGTATAAAAGAAGACAGAGGCGTATTTTTTAAAAATTTTACCTCAACTCCTGGGGTTTGAATTTTTAAATTAAATGTAAATAACCATCTTAGGTTATCTGTTTCAATTACTCCACTCATTACTGTTATGTTTGGTATTATGATATTTGGTGGGTTTATTGTCATTAAGTTTACCCCTGTTGGGGTTCTTAACTGAAATGGATAGGTTAATGTTATTATCCCAGAACCAAATCTTGATTCAACTTTAGGATATAGATCTTTATTGTTTTCGGGTGTTGTTATTAAAACGCTATTTCGATTTGCTGTTCCATCCCATATTGCAGTAAAATCAAATTCTGACTTAACGGAAAATCCATAAGTATTTGCTATGCTCAAAGGCAAACATTTATAAAAATGAGAAGTAAACCATTCTCTTTTAATGTCTAGCTTTTCTATAAACTTACTTATATCATTTTTTGCATAATCATGTCTATCAAAAAAATAAGCTATAGTTTTATCAGGAATTTTCCCCATACATTACCCCTTTTACCTACACTAAACAATATACCACAAATATTTTTTATTATTTTAAATATTGTTTTTTAGAATGGACCGAAATATGGACCAAACGATGGTGGGAAGAATGGTGGAGCAAAGGATGGTGGGAAGAATGGTGGAGCAAAGAACGGTGGGAAGAACGGTGGGAAGAACGGTGGGAAGAACGGTGGGAAGAATGGTGGGAAGAATGGTGGAGTAGTTGTTATGCTATTTGATGCAGCTGAAGTTCCAGAGTTTCCATTAGCATTAGTAGCATAAACTGTGTAAGTTTGTGAAGTTCCACCTTCTTGAGTAACAGCTACTGTTGTTGTTGATCCATTAACTGTTGCACCTTTACCATCAGAAGAAGCCCAGGTATATCCAGTTATAGTGCTTCCACCAGTTGCTGGTGCGACCCATGATACGTTATCTTGGTTGACCTGTGTAGTTACTGTTGGAGCTGCAGGAGTTGCTGGAACAGTAGTTGCTGTAATAGCACTAGACGCACTAGAGGCATCCGAAGTTCCAATTCCGTTTGTTGCTGTTGCTGTAAAAGTATAAGAAGTGTTAGATTGTAGCCCTGTTACTGTTAATGGTGACGATGCTCCAGTTGCTGTAAAGCTTCCAGGAGATGAGGTAACTGTAAATGATGTAATCGGTGAACCGTTTGCGCCACCTGCTGTAAACGATACAATTGCTGAACCGTTATTAAATGCACGAGATGTTCCAACATTTGTTGCAGATACGCTTGTTGGAGGATTAGGTTTTCCTGAACCCTGAAAACCAAGACCTCTTACACCAGCTCCTCTACCACCAATAATAGGCATTTATTATTCCCCCTTATGCAAACTTTGTCTGTGATCCAAATGCTGTAAAGGCAGCATTGCCTGTTTTTACTATAGTATATGAATAAATGTCTATGCTGTTTGCATTTCCTGCAGATGGAGCACTTCCATTTTGCCATTTTGGAGTTACAGAAGAACCATCAATTTGGAATCCTGTTTGATAGTATGGAGTTGCACCATTTGTAACAAAAAATACGACTGTAATAGAATCATTTGTAGCAAGGGCATCATTAAGTGTTGTTCCTGAATTTCCACGAATATTTAATGTCCAGTTAGCGGTTGCATTTGAAGTGTAATATAGGATACCGCTTGTTATTGTATCTAAAGCAATTGTTCCAGTTGCTGCAGTTGCAGATACTGATAAACGCTCTTCTGGTCCTGTAAGTATTGGATTTGCTAATACAGCATTTGTTAATGTTGGAGCAGTTCCAAAAACTAGTGATCCAGATCCTGTTTCATCAGTTATTGCTGAAATAAGGTTTGCTGATGATGGAGTTCCAAGGAATGTGGCAACTCCTGTTCCAAATATATCTGTTCCATCAATCTTTAATGTTTTACCTGAAGCAAGGTTAATGTGCTCTGATGAAGTCCATGAGTCTGTAGCGTCTACCCAGTTAAAGGTTTTATCAGTTGCACCCTTTAATGTGATACCGCCACCATCTGCAGTTGTATCTGTAGGTGATGTTGTATCTCCAAGAACAATATTTTTATCTTCAATAACTAGGTTAGTTGAATTAAGATTAGTAGTTGTTCCATTGACTGTTAAATCTCCAGAAAGAGTTAGGCTTGTTCCAGATACAGCGCCAGTGAAGGTTGCTCCTGAAAGGTTTGCTTTAAGATCAAGGGCTGTTTGAGTTGCTGTTGAGACTGGCTTATTAACATCAGTTGTATTGTCAACATTTGCAAGACCAACATCAGTTTTTGTAATTCCAGTTGGGGTATTAATTACTGGTGAAGTTAAAGTTTTATTTGTAAGGGTTTCAGTTCCAGCAAGTGAAACTACATCAGCATCAGAAATTGCGGTGTTTAGTTCAGCAAGAGTTGATGTAACTGTGTTTGAGCCAAGTGATATTGACTTGTTTGAAAGTGTAGTTGTTGATGATGCTGTTACTGTAATATCAGATGTTAGAGCTACTGTGCCTGTTGCATCTGGAAAAGTAATTGTGCGATCTGCGGTAGGATCTGTAATAGCAAGGGTTGTTTCAAAATCGTTTGCTGTTGCACCTTCAAAAGTGATGCTTGAACCAAAAGCAGGGTTTACTATAGAGTTAATATCACTAAAATAGTCTAGGCTTGCCCAGTGATTTGTTCCATCACCAATTTTAAATTTATTTGTGTCTGATTCCCAGCCCATTTCACCAGCATTTAATACTGGGTTAGCAGAGGTCCACTGAGAGGCGGTTCCTCTTCGCTGTTGCATTCTTGTTGCCATTTAGAACTCCTTCTGTATCCCCTGGTTATATTATATCAGATAATTAATTAAAATTATCAGTTGCTACTCCGCCATCATATGTTGCCTCAAAGACTGAAGTGTTGTATAGTCCAGCACTTACAAGAACTCCTGGTTCATTGTATGCACCACCACTAATAAATGTGCTAACAACTAGCCCACTTCCGTCAATTGAAGTATCGTGTATATGGTCTTGTAGTATTTCTGCATCTTCAAGGGTAGCAATTGCAACCCATTGACCATTATAGTAAATATGAGCACGTTCTGTTAAGGTGTCAAACCATAAATTTCCATTTACTGGAGATTCTGGTTGTGTTGTTCCAATTGTTGGTGATCCAACAGCTGTATCTACATATAGTTTTGTTGCTGCATGTGTATTTTCAGTAGGAGTGGCAACTGTAACAGTTCCTCCAAAAGTTCCGCCATCGGCTACTGCAATGCCGTGCTTTACTCTAAAGTCTTTATTAACTGTTGCCACAATCTACCTCTTTCTAATTATGCTTCGATATAAACTTTGTTAACTTTAACAACAGTATCTGATGCTGCACCAGTTACCTGAAGAAGAACGTTTCCACCGCTGTAAACAGCATCGGTTGTTCCTAATTGGGTATTGCTAATTACATCTGCATACTCTGTTAAGTAAACGTTATTTGATCCATCTACAGTAACTAACACTTCAATTACTTCAATGTCAGTTCCCTTTTTCATTTGAACAATATACTTTGCAGATGAATAAGTGCTTGCTGACCATGTGTCAATTGTTGTTGCTGTAACTCCAGCAGTTGCTGTAGCAGTTCCAAGAAGAGCATCTGTTAGTGTTACAGACCCTACGGTTACACCAGTAAATGTTGGTGTTGCTGTTGAGTGAATGTCTTGTGGTAAAGAGAGTGTTGTTGCACCATTTACATCTAAAGCAGTTGTTGATATTTGGTTTGCTGTTCCACTAATTGAAACCACACCACTATTTGTAACTGCGTCGCCAGTAATAGTAATACCAGTTCCAGCGGTAACGTTTAGTGTGTTTCCTGTCTTAGAAAGACCATCGCCTGCAACTACTTGTCCAAGACCAGTAAACTGGGTAAATGTAAGGGCTGTAGTTCCAACTGTAATTGCGCCATCGTTAGTTAACACATAACCTTGATCAGCGTTAACAGTTCCTTCTTCTACGAATACCGCAAAGTTTGAAGTAAGTTCTGCGCCTGTATCTGCATCAGTAGAGCGATCTGGGGCACCAGATACTTTAACTACATAAATACCGTTTTGTGAACCAGTTGATTGATTCTTAACAAGAACACGATCTCCAGTTGCAAGAGTTACTCCATCAAGAGTATCTCCATTTTCTAGATCAGAAGCAAGTGTTACGTTAGCAGTTGTTGCTGCACGAACTGATGCTTTCCAGTCAATACCTTGTGCTGCTGAATCTACATAAGACTTTGTTGCTGCATCTGTTGCATCAGTTGGTGTTCCAAGACCTGTGATCTTGTTTGTTCCCATTGCAATTGCACCAGTCATAGTGCCACCAGCAAGTGCTAGTCTTGTGTCTACATCTGCAGTAAATGCTACTGTGCCAGTTTCATCTTTGAAAGTGATAGTGCGATCAGCTGTTGGGTCAGTTACTGTAAGAGTTGTTTCAAAATCATTTGCTGTAGTTCCTTCAAGAACAATGCTTGAATCGCTAAGGGTTAAACCAGAAACGATTGGGCTTGTAATTGTCTTGTTTGTAAGGGTTTCTATCTTTGATGCTGTTGACTTATCATCTAGTTGTGTCTGGATTGCAGATGTTACGCCATCTACATAATTAAGCTCTGTTGTAGAAAGAGTTGCACCATCAAGGATATTAAGTTCTGTTGATGTTGCTAAAAGATCTACGTTTTCATTAATCTTTGGTGTAGTTAATGTTTTATTTGTAAGTGTTTCGCTTCCAGCAAGTGTAGCAAAATCAGCATCTGAAAGAGCAGTATTAAACTCTGCAAGAGTTCCTGTAATTGTATTTGTAGTTAGTGAAACTGATTTATTTGTTAATGTATCAGTTGTATCTTTAAGAACTACAGTTCCTGTTGCATTAGGAAGTGTAATTGTGCGATCTCCTGTTGGATCTGTTACCTCAAGAGTTGTTTCGTAATCATTTGCTGTAGCACCTTCAAAAACAATGCTTGAACCGAACTCACCAACTGCTTGTGGGGCTGCCCACTTGATACCATTGGTTGCTGAATCGTCTGCTGTAAGTATATAGTTATTTGTTCCAACTGCAAGACGAGTTACTGCATCTGCACCAGAGGCTACTAGCAAATCACCTTTTGCATCTACTAATGCTTCTGTTAATATATCGTGTGTGTTAACGGTCGCAGTTGATCCTTCAACTATCAGTCCCGCTTTTACTCTAAAATCTTTTACTAC